TCCACGATTCGACGCCGACGCCTTCGCTGCCTTCACCGCTGCCAAAGGCTTGGAAGCCACCCCAAAGCTGGCCATTGTTGTATTGTCCGACGCCTTGCGGCAGCCACTGTGTCGTATCGACGCCTGAGTTCTTGCTCAGTGTGTTGATATTCATCCACGGCAATTGATCGGCGCGGAAGCTCGTCTGAGTGAAGCGGCTTGTCGCACGCTGGCTCATCGCTTCGCCCATGAACAGATTGGCTTGATCGCGGATGTTTTTGACTTGGATATAGTCTTGACGCTTGCCACTTCTCAAATCTGCTTCGGCTTGGTCCGCAAGCGCGCTCATTCCCATGCCCTGACTCAGTGCATAGTCGGTATAAGAAACAGTCGGAATGTTGCCGGAGCCTGGAGCGGCACCGAGACCACCGCCTGGCATCATGGGTGAGTAGCCGCCACCACCGGCACCGAAGCCGCCACCATGACCGCCAGAAAGCCAGGGGTTACCGCCCGCCATGCCCTGCATTGCCAGCCACATGTTGCTCATGGCACTATTCATGATGTATCCGGCAGTGCCAGGAAAAAACAACTCACGGCCTTGTTCTCCAACCTGGACAGCACCCATGCCTGGGCTGTACATGCCACCACCAGCGAAGCCTAAGAGCTTGCTGAATGCGTTGGTGACAATACCATTACCTATACTGTCAATGGCACCAGTGACACGCTGCCCCAGGAAACTGCCGAAGCCGCCACCAGAAGCGCTGCCGCCTAAGCCTGAAACACCGTCTATGGTGGCATTCTTGATCGTGGCACTGTCAAGCAAAGGCTTCTTGAAGCTCGATGTGTCAAACCAGGAAGTCTTAAAGAAGCCGCGGTCAATATCAATCTCTTTGAAGACTGCCAACCAGAAGGTGGCATCATAGAAAGCATCTTTCTTGTGCCGGGATTCGGTGAACTGAGACAGGTTGAATTCTGGCTTAGCAATGGTCGGATTCTGGATCTTTGCTGCTTCCAGGATCGGGCGCTCAAAGTCTGCCTTCTTTATGTCAGCAGCATCTGCCGCCACCAGGGGCAGAGCTGCAATGGGCTTGGTAATTCCAATGCTTCCAGAATTGACACCAGAGAAGGCATTGCTGACCGCATTCTGGGCTGCTTGTTGCACACTGGAAGTGACCGCACCGACCGGACCAGTAGCAGCAGCAGCGCCACTACCAAAGCTAGATGCTGCGCCTTTTGCCAAGGCACCAAGGGCGCCACCAGCCAAGCTGCTCGCAGAACTTCCCAGACCACCACCGCCACCACCAAATAGACTATTGCTGATGTTGTTGAAAAGATTGCCCAGCATCTTCTCCAGCGGCTGGAGTAAGAAGCGCTTAGCTGCCAGGTTAGCCAGGTCAATTCCAAGCTGCTTAAAGCTCTGGCTCAGGCTTTGATTGCCCCTGAGCATATTGGAAAAGGCACCGGTTATGGTGTTGGCAAAACTCTGACCAGAAGACGATGCTTTGTCATTGCTACTGTGTATCTGCCTCAGTGAATCGTTATATTGGTCGGCAGTGATCTTGCCCTGGTCAAAGGCGTCAGAAAGCTCCTGGACCTTCTGAGAATACTTAGCTGATGATCCGGTGATGCTTTCGAGCAGGTCTTTCTGATCTTTGAGCGCATCGGTGGCCGCCTTTGTCGCTGTCTGTTCGGCGGCAATCTCTTTCAGTATTTGAGCGCGCTTTTCATATGTCTGATTAATTGCTGCTTCTGCATTCTGCTTGTCCTGTAATGACTTAACATTGCCGGGATCGTATGAAAGCACTTGCTCAATTGCAGCAAGCTTGGTTCTCTGCTCCTCCAGAATTTCATTTGTTTTCTTTTCAAGCTCGCCACGAGCTTGGATAAATGGTGAGATGTCTTGCTCACCCTTCAGCTGCCGTTCAAGCTCTTCTCTGTGCTCTTTGAGACCGGTGACCGAAGCTTCAACATCCGCATTATATTGCTTAGTTTTCTCGTTGAGTTCGCCGTAGATTTCAGCGGAATCTTTTGCAACTGCATTGGCCTTTGCTTGCTCCACAACTTGCCGGGCGTTGTCCAGTTTGGCAACGTTTTCAGCGCTGCCCTTGTTGCCTTTTGCCAGCAAGTCTTTATATTCGGCCTCAAGCTTCAGAGCCGCATTCAGATTGGTGCGGCCCTTAACTTCTTCATCGACCTGGGCGATCTGATCTTTGCCCTTCTTGATGAAGTCATCAATTGCCTTACCGGCTTCCTTCTGTTGCTTCAGCTGCTTCTCAAAGTCCTGTTGCTTTCGGATCTCTGCATAGGATTTTGCAAGCGAATCGAGCGCCGCTTTCTTTTCCTTGGCACTAAGCGTGGTGCTATCAACTTGCCGCTTCTCTCTGTCATACTGCCGGGCCAGTTCGTCCATGCCCTTGGCTGTCTGATCAAGCTCCAGCGCTTCTTCTTTGCGCTTAGCGACAAGCTCAGTGATCTCTTTTATTTCACGGTCATATCGGCTTTCAGCATCAGACTTCTTGCCACCAGCGCCACCTTTGGGACCGGTGCCAGTAAATTTAAATTTGCCAGCATTTGTGCCCCAGGCTTTTGATCCTTCAAGGTCCTGAGCACCGGGCAGATAATCTGGGTCCCAGCCGGTATCTTTCTGATACTGCTTATTGCTGGCAGCCAGCTCACGCGGCAGGTACTTGCTACCCCGGCCACTGATCCCCATCTCCAGGTGACCGTGAATATCGGTCTGTGCGAAGTAAGCAGAAGGATCGGTTACATCCCTGCTGAAAGCACGCCATCCGGCAGCACGGTCACGCGATGCCTTCGCCTGGTCGGCAGTAAACTTCTCTGTGGCGGTAAGCGGCGATCCGTCAGCCTTCTTTTGTCCGGTGGATGTCTCATTCCACTTTACAAAGGCATCGCCCGCCTGCCCTATGCCTTTGGCGAGTTCTTCAAATGCTTTTGCAAGAGCCTTGGTTGTTCCAATGCTCTTATCCATCTTGCCGACAGCAACAGTCAGGCTGTTCTCCATCTGCTGGAACGCACCAGACATGGTGGCTGTCACTGCCGTGAATTTTTTGTCTACATCTTCTGCAGACTTCATGGTCAGGTCATAAAGATCCTTCGATGAAACCTTTCCTTGCTTGACCAGGTTCCTGAGCTGACCAAGCGAGATACCAGCAGCAGAAGCAATCTGTGCAGCAAGAGCAGGAAGGTTGTCTGTGATCTGGCGAAATTCATCAGCCTGGACGTTGCCATCAGAGAGAGCCTGAGTGAAGCCTCTCAGACCGTTGGCCATGTCCAGGGTGCTGGCACCGCTGATCTTGCCCATCTTCTGGATAATGTCAGTCAGCTTCAAAATATCGGTAGAGCTGGCACCAATATCTTTGGCAACAGATGTGATGTTCTGAAAAGCCGTGACCGAATCTTCAAAAGATGCCCGGTTCTTTTGGCTGATGTCATAGAGTTGATTAAAGACCTGGTTAAACTCAGCCTGCGACTGGGTATTAACCTTGATCTTTGCGTTGATACCAGAGAAGGTGTCAGACAGCTTTGATGCTTCCCGCACCATGGCAGCTGCACTGACACCGACAAAGACGCCCGCCATTGATCTGCTCAATGACTGGGCAGCACTGCTGATCTTCTGGAATTGACCCACCATGCTGTTGTGGGTCCGCTCTGTTTCTTTTGCCACGCTCTGAAGTGAGCGCTGCATCTCTTTGGCGGTTGACCTGAGCTGATATTCACCGCGTTTGATTTCTGAAGTGAATTGAGCAAGCTCAGCCTTCAGCTCAAGCGTGATGCCTCCAACAGTGTCATTCCTCGCCATTATCTATGTCAACCTTTTGCGCTTTTGTAAGCGTTGCGTCTGCAATCAGGTCATTGAAACCTTCAATGGCTTCCTGCATACGCAAAGTCTTTCTGTCTTTCCCGAAATACTTCAAGAAGCGCTCTGTGCGCTCTTTGATAGACTCCCACCGAAGACCGAAAGGCGAGCCGGTAAAGAAGTGCCAGGGGGTTTCCCTGTCTGATTCGGTATTCACCTGGTGGATAGTTTCACAGATGGTGCCA